AATAAAATAAATCATATATAAAAGGAGGTGATAAATTATGTCTAGCATTATCGAAAGATTGACCGAAGGAGTTGTCAATCGTGATATGCGTGCCGAAGGCCATGCTCTGCTTTCCAAGTGGGAACGCACCGGTCTTCTTGAGGGACTTGAATCAGAAGTTTCCCGCAAGAACATGGCACGATTGCTTGAAAACCAAGCAAAGGAATTACTTCGTGAAAGTTCTTCCATGGCTGGTGGCGATGTCGAAGGATTCGCTGCTGTAGCTTTCCCTATTGTTCGTCGTGTTTTCGCTGGCTTGATTGCCAACGATCTCGTCGCCGTTCAACCTATGAGTCTCCCATCGGGTCTCATTTTCTTCCTCGACTTTACTGTTGATGGAGACCGCCCTTCCCCAGCGAAGCCCGGTTACGCTGCTGATTCGTCGTTCTACGGCGGTGGCGTTGTTGGTTCGCAAATCACCGGTGGTATCAGCTTGAGTGGTGACAACGCCGAAGCAGCACCTTACGGTCTTGCAAACGGATATGCATCGCCAACTGGTTCCGCTCAATTAGCAAGCACCCAGTTTGTTCTTGTGGCTTCTGGTTGTGTTGGAAACGGTGGTGCCGCAACTGGTGGTACTGACGGACTTTCTGCTGCAGATCAAGCCGTGCTTGATTCTCTTTGTAGCTATGACCCCGACCTCTCTGGTTCGATGGTCTGTGTTGTTGAGCAAACCGGCTCGGCGCATCTTGGACAACTTAACGTGCAAGATTTAACGACCCTTGCTCTCTTGGACACTGCTGCTACCACTGCAGTTGTTAGAAACAACGCAAAGATTATTCGTCGTCTTTCCAGACTTTCGTCTGGTTCTGTCTCGAATGATCCCAGCACTTCACAATACAAGATTACCCTTGTATACGCTCAAAAGTCTGGCTCCGTCGCATTCGACGTTGGTGGTGCTAACTCGCTCTTGGCTGCTGTAACTGGTAACCATCAGCACCAAGTTAGTTTCCAAATTGACGATGACTTTGTGGCTGGTGGCGCTCTTGGTTCGCTTCAGGGTGACGCAACTTGGGGTCTTGAAAACCAAGTTGATATCCCAGAAATCAACATCAAGGTTGACAGCATTGCTGTTACCGCGATGACCAAGAAGCTCAAGGCTAAGTGGACACCTGAGTTGGGGCAAGATCTCAACGCATACCACAACCTTGATGCTGAAGTTGAGTTGACTAGCATTCTTTCGGAGCAAATTGCTCTTGAGATTGACCGCGAAATCCTTGAAGATCTCGTTGTCGGTGCTACCGCTGGTACCCTCTACTGGTCGCGTTCTCCCGGTCTTTTCGTGAACCGTGAAACTGGTCAAGAAATTGGTGCATCTTCTGCTGCTCCTGACTTCACCGGTACGGTTAGCGAGTGGTACGAAACCCTCATTGAAACAATCAATGATGTTTCTGCTCGTATTCACCGCAAGACTCTTCGTGGTGGCGCTAACTTCATCGTCTGTGGACCTGAAGTTGCCAACATCCTTGAGTTCACCGCTGGATTCCGTGCTTCTGTCACTGCTGACGATGAGCGTGGTTCCGCTGGTGCTGTAAGAGTCGGCGCAATCAGTAAGAAGTTCGACGTATATGTTGATCCATACTTCCTCCGTAACGTGATCCTTGTTGGTCGCCGCGGTACCTCTTTCCTTGAAAGCGGATATGTGTATGCTCCATACGTCCCACTTCAAACTACTCCTACGATCTTCGGACCTGAAGACTTCGTGCCGCGTAAGGGTGTCATGACTCGCTACGCTAAGAAGATGGTCCGTCCTGATTTATATGGATTGGTTATCTGTCGTGGACTTATTGGTGAGTCTGGCGCAAGCTGATACTTAGTCAATTAATTAAAAAGCCTCCTTGTTCTGCAAGGGGGCTTTTTATTTTTATAAACTATTTATATGAAAGGAGAAATTATTATGCATCCCCGTAAAAGATTAATGTTTAGAAGGAGAGACGCTGCTCGTCGCGCTGCTGTAGAAGCAGAAGCTCAATCAGAAGTTGTAGAGCTTGAGCCTGCTGTCGAAGAGGTTGTTGAGAAGAAGGCACCTGCTGCTAAAACTAGAAAGGCACCCGTGAAAAAAGCACGCAAAAAGACTACTCAAAAGAAATAAAAGTTTAATAGTATAAAACTTATATATTTTAAAGGTGGTCATTGATTGCCTCTTTACTAATTAATTTGAGGAGTATAACTAATGCCTACCAACCTTAGCCCTAAATCACAACAAAGTGCTATCGTTTTAACATCAACGGGCTCGACCGATGACGTTTCATCCGCGGTGCCTTTTGGTATTTATACAGGTTCAATTGAGTTTCTAAGCGGCGCGTCTGATCAAGTTGCCTACACTTTCAAAAAGCTTGGTGGTGATGTTGTTGATATTGAATTAACAACGGATAATGTTTATGCTGCTTACGAAGAAGCAGTACTAGAATATTCATATATTGTTAATTTGCATCAAAGCAAGAACAGTATTTCTAATGCTCTTGGTAATGTTACTGGAACTTTTGATCATCACGGTAATAGAATGTCAGGGCCTGTAAGTGCAAGTGTACGGTATCCTAGATTTCAAGCACAACAAGAAAGAAGAATCGGTGACGCTTTATCCACTATGGCAGGCTTTGGCGGTACTGTACAACAATACTCGGCATCATTTAAGTCAGTTAGTGGGCAGCAAGATTATGACTTACAGCAAATTTTAGAAACACAATCAACAAATGGCGTTGATGATGATGGAAACGCTGTTCCATTTGCAGGCAAAGTAGAAAACAAAAGAATTATTGTCAACAAAGTCTTTTTCAAGACACCAAGAGCAATGTGGAGGTTCTTTGGCTATTATGGCGGCATCAATGTTATTGGCAACTACTCAACATACGGACAGTTTGCAGATGATTCTACATTTGAAATTGTGCCTACGTGGCAAAACAAAATGCAAGCTATAATGTATGAGGACTCAATCTACACAAGAACATCTCACTTTTCTTATGAGATCATTGATAACAAATTGAGAATTTATCCTAGACCCGGAGATTATGGTTTTGATACCATTAAAACCATGTGGTTTAAATTTCGCATAGATGATCAAGAAGTATTCGAGTCAAATGCTGGCTATGATGATGGTGTCGAGGGTGTAAATAACATAAACACGCTACCATTTGGTAACATACCTTTTGAAAACATAAACTCAATTGGTAAGCAATGGATTAGAAAATATGCTTTGGCTTTATGTAAGGAAATGCTTGGTCAGATTCGAGGTAAGTTTACCACAATTCCAATACCCGGCGAGAGTGTCACTTTGAATCACAGCGAGCTTTTGTCACAAGCTAAAGATGAACAACAACAACTTAAGGATAAGTTAATGGAGATGCTTAAAGAAGTTGAATACAAAGAACTTGTTAAGTATGACGCTGAGTCTGTGGAAGCATCTGAGAGAGTATTCAAGGCATCTCCATTACCAATTTTTGTAGGGTAGACTAGATGGCAGATGAATGGAACAGACCCGCACAGCCACCCCCACCGCTTTTTCTAGGTAAAAAAGAAAGAGATCTAGTAAAGCAGGTTAATGATGAATTAATCGAAAAGGTTATTGGTCAACAGATTCTTTATTATCCTATTGATATGGAAAGAACTGATTTCCATGATATGTACGGAGAAGCTATTGAAAAAACATTTTTACCACCAATTAGAATATACGCGCTCATTAATGTTGAAGAAGAGACAACATCATATCTAGAAGGTGTAGGAGTAGACGCTAACGCTATGATCAACGTATATTTTCACGAAAGACGTTTAACCGATGATCAAAACCTTTATGTTAGACAAGGAGATTTTGTTTTGTACGGAGATTTATACTACGAGATAGTTAAATTGTCATCACCCAGAAAACTTTTTGGTCAAGTTGATCAAACTTTTGAAACTATGGCAACTTGCAAACGCGCCAGAAGAGGATTGTTCGATGCTACCTGATAACTTTGATTTTGCACAATTACCACCATCACGTGAGCGATTTACGCTACAAGAGATAGGAATGCTTGGTTCATCAATTGAAAGCATTGATTATTCGATTGTCTCATGGCTAAAAGAAGATTTAACACTCAGCGCAAAAACCAATGCAGGATATACCAAAGTTCCTGTTTTTTGGCAAGTGCCAGAAAGAGCATTTCAAGTTAAAGATGATAAGTCGCTTAGAGATGAAGAAGGTTCAATTATTCTGCCTGTTGTGAGTATAGAAAGGACTGGCATAGTTAAAGATCCAGCGATGAAAGGATCATTTCAGGCACATCTTTTTTCTAATGATGGTGATGGTCGCTCCGGCAGGATGATTATTGCCAAGAGAGTAAAGCAGGATAAAACTAGAAACTTCGCAGTTGCTTCTGGCACCCGTAATAAATCAAATGGTGTAAATCAAAGATATTACCCAAGAGTAAATCATAAGGTTGTGATTCAAACATTATCAATTCCTATTCCTGTGTATGTTAATTTAGAATATAAGATAACAATTAGAACTGAATACCAACAACAGATGAATTCATTAATGCAACCTTTTATAGCCAGAACAGGACAAATAAATTCATTTTTATTAAGAAGAAATGGTCACATATATGAAGCTTTTATAGATCAAAACTTCTCACACAGCAATAATGTTGCTACCCTTAATGAAGAAGTACGCATGTTCCAGACTGATATTACAATACGTGTTCTGGGTTATTTAATTGGTGAAGGTGAAAACGATGATCGAGAACTTGTTAAGATGGAAGAAAATTTTGTTGAGGTCATGTTTCCACAAGAGAGAGAGCCACTTCCGGGCGAACCAAGCTTTTTTGGAGATTAAATCAGGAACTGAACGTTATTTTGTCGTTTCTCTTCCTCCTTTTGAAGATAGAAATACTATTTAAATAATGATATACCCGTCATAATGACAATTTCATTCTAAAGAAGGAACGCAATACTATGTCAGTCAAGAAATTTAAATTTGTATCGCCGGGAGTTTTCATTAATGAAATTGATAACTCTTTTGTGCCCAGAACGGCAGATGCAATTGGTCCAGCAGTTATCGGTAGGGCAACCCGTGGCTTAGCCATGCAACCCTTAAGAGTACAATCATATTCTGAGTTTGTAGAAAACTTCGGAGAAACTGTGCCCGGTAGCGGCGGCGGTGATGTTTATCGCGATGGTAACTTCCAATCACCTATGTACGGTTTGTATGCCGCAAAAGCATTCTTGCGTCCAAATGTGGCTCCTCTTACCTATGTGCGCTTATTGGGGCATCAGCACCCTAACAATGCAGGAACACCCGCCGCACAAGCCGGATGGCAAACTGCAACCCGCGCCGGTCAAGGTGAAGGTGGTGGAGCATTTGGGTTGTTTGTTGTTAAGTCTTCCTCTTTAAATGCTGTACATGGGACAGCTACAAGAGCGGTAGCTTCCTTAGCTGCAGTTTGGTATTTAAATGATGGAAGGGTAGAATTGTCCGGTGCGCTTTATGGTGGTAACCCAACAGATGTAACATCCTCCGTAGGAACAGCTATTTTATCTGATGAAAACGGAGTTTTCAAAGCAAGATTTGTCAGCGGTTCTGAACAAACAACTGAAGTTGTTAACTTTAGCTTGGATCAGGATGATAGAAGATACGCGAGAAAAGTGTTTAACACTAATCCTCAATTAATTAGCAGTTCTGGTGGCGATTTTTATCCTACTAGTTTGCTTAAGAACTACTGGCTTGGCGAGACTTACGAGCAAGAGACACGTGACACTCTCGATGGCACTTTATCAGGGGAAACACTTGTTGGTTTCATCGCCAACATCGCACTTAGTAGTTCCAACCCTGCGACCAATACGCTTGCAAATATGAAAGGCGCAAACTCGGTTGAAGCCAAAGCTGGCTGGTTTATTGGTCAAGACTTGAATGATTCTGAATCTTATCAAGCTACGAACGCTACAAAACTTTTTAGAATTAAAGGTCGCGGTCATGGAGAATATATCAATAAGAATTTGAAAGTGTCGATTTCAAATATTAGACGCTCAAATAGTAGCATCTCTGAATACGGTAGTTTCTCAATTTTAATCCGCATGTTAAGTGATGTTGACGGTGCTGTGCAAATTGTTGAAAGATTCGACAATTGTACACTTGATCCGTCTTCGCCCAATTATGTCGCGCGCAAAGTTGGTGACCAATTCTTACAATTTGATCAATCCGAAAGAAGACTTAAGTTGTATGGAGAATACCCAAATCAATCTAAGTTTGTATACATGGAAATGAATTCTGAAGTTGAAGCCGGTGCTACTGATCCTCTTCTCCTTCCTTTCGGATACTTTGGTCCTCCTAAGTTTTCTGATGTCACAGTTGGAATCGCCGGCGCTCCGATGGGTGATGCTACACAAACTGCTTCAAATGGTTACTTCTACAACGCTGGTACATACAAACCAGCCCGTCCGGCTTCATTTGCAAGGTTTATTTCCTGTAGTAATTTAATTGATG